AAGTTTCGTATTCCTGTATAATCTTTATTGGAGTCCAGTATGACCGCTTTACTTGCAATGGCATTACCAACGGCAGTTGAACCTAAGTCCAGTGCGTTAAGTTCTCCAACTACTGCTGTAATACCGTCTAATACATTAAGTTCAGCTGCGGTGCTTGTAACACCATCTAGAATGTTTAGTTCAGCAGCAGTTGATGTAACACCATCCAGAATATTCAGTTCAGCAGCCGTTGATGTAACCGCAGTCGAACCAATTATAATTCCTGTTGCAGTAATCGTTGATTTAAATATGGCCGCACCGTCAGCACTACCATCAAGAGTTAACATGGTGATATCGACACCACCATCTGTTCCCTTGAAAATAATATCACTCTCGTCAGCTGCAGCATCAATTGTAATATTACCAGAACTTGTTGTTATGGTAACTGCTGCGTCACCAGCAGTAATATCATCGGCAGCTGTAGTTGACCCAGCAGACATATAACTTTTTAGTCTTGAAAGTGTTGATTTTCTATTTGTACCACCAGCACCATCATCAACTATGAACAAGTCTGCATCAGCAAGATCAGCACCGATATCAGTTGCACCATCAATATCAAGGTCTGCAACCGCAATAGAACCATCAGGGAACACAGGTGCTTGTGAGAATGTTACAACACCATTAGATGCAATTGCGATTGCATCTGTATCAGAAGTGTGACCAATGTTTGTTCCGTTAATGATGATGTTATCAACGGTCAGCGTTGTCAATGTGCCTAGTGACGTAATGTTTGTTTGGGCAGCTCCAGTAACAGTAGCAGCAGTTCCACTCACATTACCTGTAACATCACCTGTAACATCACCTGTCAATGCACCAACAAATCCTGTTGCAGTAATCTTACCCGTGCTAGGATTGTATGTGAGTGTTCCATCAGATTCTAGACCTAAATTACCACCGTCAACATCCCCACCAGCGGTAAATACAATAGCGTTATTTTCATCCGTAGATTCATTGTCCGTTATGGTTACTGTTGTTGCAACTGCTGCTGTCCCACTTGTATTTTGGTTACCAGCAGTATTGACACCCGGCAAATTAATATTAGCACTACCATCAAATGATACACCGCCAATTGTCCTAGCAGTTGCGAGTGCAGTTGCGGTATCAGCATTACCTGTAACATTACCCGTTAGAGGACCAGCAAATGCATCAGATGTAACTGTACCATCAAAGTAGGCATCTTTAAATTCTACACTACTACTACCAAGGTCTAAAATATTATCAGCGCCGGGAGTTAAAGCACCATCTGTAAGTATTAATTGTTTTTCATTTCCTGCATAAAAGTTAATTGTGTCAGCAGTCTCAAAGTCAATCTTGGTCTGGTCATCCTCACCAATTTTGATATCAGTGGCCAACAAACTTGTGATAGTAGTTTGTGCGGCATTGAGGGCAAAGTCTATCGTATTGTCAGCATCCTGATAAGTCACTGCAATACCTGTTTCAGTATTACTACTGACCATCGCACCAACTGTATCGGAAATGAACTCATCCAGTGCAGTACCGTTGACAGTGATTGCATCTGCTTCTAGTGTACCATCAACATCTACGTTACCAGAGAAATCACCTGTTGCTGCGTCAAGTTCGCCACTTACGGTAAAGTTTCGTATTCCTGTATAATCTTTGTTGGAGTCCAGTATGACCGCCTTACTAGCAATAGCAGTACCAACAGCCGTCGAACCCAAGTCCAGTGCATTAATCTCACCAACTACAACAGTCGCACCGTCCAGAATATTAAGCTCTTCTGGTGTGGATGTAATTGCAGTGGTTGTAACCGCCGCAAGAAGGGGGATATAACCACTTTGGTTGAGCAATCTCTGTGTACGGTCAGCAGTTGGGTCGATAATCGTAAGAGTTGTTTCGTGGTCATCAGCAGTTGCACCTTCAAATATGACTGCGTTCTCTGCATTCATAGTCACAGTATCAACTTGAGTAGTCGTTCCTGCTACAACAAGATTTGGAACAAGTAGAGTTCCTGTACTTGGGTTGTAACGCAATGCACCTGTATCATCCAACAATGAATTCGACTCATCGTGGAAGGTCACGGGGAAGTTTGTATTCGCAGTGCTATCGGTGACCGTAACTTTTGCTGCGGTTCCAGTTGTATCTTGGTTAAGTGTTCCCACCACAAGATCAATAGTGCCGTCAGCATCTTGATAAGTTACTGTAATACCTGTCTCTGTGTTGGAACCAAACATAGCTCCAACAGTGTCTTGTACTACTTCGGTGAGGTCAATGTTACCAGTGCCATCAAAGGAAACTCCATGAATTGTTCTTGCAGTTTCTAAAGCAGTAGCAGTTGCAGCATTTCCAGTTGTGTTCTGATTGAGTGTACCAATAACAAGGTCTATGGTGCCATCTGCATCCTGATATGTTGCAGTAATACCTGTTTCAGTGTTAGAACTAAACATAGCTCCAACAGTATCTTGTACAACTTCAGTAAGGTCAATGTTAGCAGTGCCATCGAATGATACACCATGAATAGTTCTAGCAGTTTCCAGTGCAGTAGCAGTTGCAGCATTACCAGTAGTATCTTGATTGAGTGTACCAATTACGAGGTCTATAGTGCCATCTGAATCTTGATACGTTGCAGTAATGTTTGTCTCTGTATTACTAGAGAACATTGCTCCAACTGTATCTTGTACAACTTCACTGAGGTCAATGTTTGCAGTACCGTCGAAGGATACACCGTGAATAGTTCTAGCAGTTTCCAGTGCAGTAGCAGTGGCCGCATTTCCTGACGTACTCTGATTGAGTGTACCAACAACAAAATCTAATGTATTATCAGAGTCGTCATATGTTACAGTAATATTTGTTTCTGTATTAGAGGCAACCATTGCACCGACTGTATCAGCAATAGTTTCAGCAAGTGTAACACCATCAATTGTAAGTGCATCAGTTTCAAGTGTACCATCTATATCGACATTACCAGATATGTCTAACGATGCAGCTGTAACTGAACCTGTTGTTGTTAGGTTCTCGTTACCAAAACTAATCGCACCAGAACTATCGGTGATAGAACCAGCAGCTAATGCAAGAGTTCCACCATTAAGGGTAGTTGCGTTTACTGTTGTACTAGCAAGTGTTGTAATTGTGGCAGATGTGATTGTTCCACTGACCACACCAGAAATTGTCGGCGCAGTTAAAGTTACTACTGTTGCAGTTGCACTGATACCACTTGACAATGATGTGCCATCACCAAGTAAGGTATAAATTTCACTAAAGTTGTCATTAATTTTATCACCTGATGCACGAAGTGTATCGCCGGTGCCATCATTTGCAACTGAACCAAGATCAAGTGATTGATATGACATTTATTTTATTCTCCGGTATTAGTTCTCTTTAACTAATTGTTGTAGTAAAGATTTAATTTCATGCATTTCTGATTTCAAAGTATTTAATTCTCTAGTCGTTTCACGCATTTCATCCCTATGTCTTTGTGTTTCTTTTGCACGTTTTTTAGCGATTTCATATGCGTTTACATTGTTATTTATGATTGCATGACTACCGTTAGAATCCTTAACGTAATTATCTTCATCCTCTATTTTTAAATATCTTGACATATTATGTGGCCAAAGCTAGAACACGAAGATTTTTAATTAATGGTGCAGCAGTTTGATTTGTTGCCCTCATAACAATTTTAATCTGAAAAGAACTAAAATCTTCTAGAGGAGAACCAATACCATCATCTTTCACACCAGCAGTGTATTCATGTTCAATATAATCATCAATATATGTCGAAGGTCGAGTTATGACATCTGGCCCACCAGACCCAGTGACAGTTCCATCGTCGTTAAAAAATTTGAAACCTATCTCTTCAAATTTAGTTTCATCATCAACCCGTAGGGTTTTAAACAACAATTTAATATCTGCTTCGGGAAACCGTCGAGCATCTAAAATAACTCTTAGAGAAGTTGCAGGAGTTTCTAGATCAATTTTCTTAGTGAGATAAATTGCTGAATGATTATCACCCTCCGGTTCTGTCATTGCTTTGTATAAAGATGTAGGATATACATCTGATGAGGAATCAATTTGATTTATCTGGTTTGATACAGCAATCATCGACATCCTCTGCAAGTCAAGTACAGGAGATAGTGAATCAGTTTCTGAAGTTAGAGTTATTGGAACACTCAAAGATTTTGTACCAGACATTTCATTTGTTTCATTAATACCAGACGCAACCAAATTATTACTTGTCCAATAATAGTTGTCACCAATTGGAACAACCCTACCATTTGTCGATTTTGTAAATGAAGTCTCAGAACCACTTGGACTTGTTCCAGAAGTTGTCAACATTGTCGTCTCAATTTTAGTTTTTGACGGAACTAAAGTGCCCGCAATAAAAGTAGAAACATCATATTGTGCATTTTCAGTTGCGGTAGCTACATTTCCACCGAAAGTGGACGTACCACCCTCGCCATCAACCACAGGGGTAGTTCCAAGAGTAATTGTATAACTATTTTGTTCAATATTACCAATTGCAGTGTGTGTTTTATTGATATCATACAACGGAACCTTATGGATTTGATACAATTCTACAGTTGCGCCATCCGCATGAGATGTAGCAGTTGTACTATTTGCGCCCCGTGTTGCACTAGTGATACCTGTTCCAGAAATATTAGTATAACTAATAATCTCATCATCAATTTTAATATAGTACACGTTGGATGCATCTCTAGAATACTTACCACTAGTGTCATCAAAGTTTGTTCCACTCGTAAGGGTAATCGATGTTGCGGTGCTAGAAATTGTACCATTAAGTGTTGTTGATGCACCAGACTTAACTTCATCAATAGTGACGTTATTTGCAGTAGAATACATACCATGACCAGCATGATTAATTTTTAATGTTGTACTATTGTCTGTCATCTCTAAAGGATTTGCATTAAGGGTTTTTACAGGAAGTGTTTTATTTTGTAACGTAACTAAACCAGCAGCATTCGTATCAAACTTAGCTCTCTTGAGAGAAAATTTCATGTCTTGTGTGGGCGATGGAACCCATGTGCTATTATTTGAACTCTTAAAAAGAACACCAACGTGAGGTTGGTCTGTAATTTCATTACCAGAAGTATCTTGTGTTCCAAGATCAGCAATCCACACTTTATATTCTGGAGTATTAGCTAATAGACAAATTGAATATTCTGTTCCGCCCTGCACATAAACGGGAGAGTCAAATGTAAAGGTAGTTGCAGTATTTCCATCTGTAGATGTTGTAACCTCTGAAGATTGTAATGTTTTTCTACCAAATGGAAGAATTTTTGGTCCGGGCACTCCATTAATTACATTACGAATTTCCATTGTCACAGGATATGTATTATCCTTTGCAAAAAAGAATACATCACAAGAAGTTACAAATGAACCACTAACATTATCGTTTTGAACATCAGTATCCAAAACAATAAAAGTCTGAGCCAATGGGTCCATACGAGGGGGAGTGTATTCGGACCCAACAATAACTTCACCCTCTTCAAAAAGGTCTGTTGTACTTACGATTGCATTTCTTGTTGCAATAATAGTTTCTTGTTGTGTATCTAATATACCTCTAGCAGAATAAATTGCTTCTGCGTAAGTTTCTCTTGCAACAATTTCATTTGCGCCGTCACCAACTTGTTTGTTATTTGGGTCTGCTGTTATTACAAAATCAATATCACCAGTTGCAAACTTAGGATTGCCAGCGGCTCTTGGATTGGGAATAGTAAAGGTTCCTTCACAATTACCAACACCATCAGAAATTAATGTACTACCAGCAACAGGGGTTTCAACATCAGAGAAATTTGAGAAAGCAGTTCCAACAGCACCACTAGCGCCCGGTGTCACATACTTATTGACCAATTGTTTATCAAAAAACACATACAGTTTTGTAAATGGTTTTAAACTTTTAGCTTCGAAGGAAATTGTTTTTGAACGAGCATATGGAATAGCAGTTTTAGCAATAGACCTAAACCCATCACTAGAATACTCAATGTCCTCAAACACCTCAGTGAGAACACCAGTTCTAGTTTGTTGCGTTGCGTTGTAAGTTCTAACTACCATTATGCAGCGCTCCTATCTTCTTGTTGGAGAAATAATTTGTATCTACCATGCACGGTATATAAATTTTCATTACAATATACATTATAATCATCTGATTGGGTAACAATACTTACTGTTTTCGTAGTTTTTGAAATATATTGTTTAGTATCAACTCGAATTCCATTTATATCATCACCAATAAGTAGGTCTTCTGTTCTCTTCCATACACCATTAGTTAATATGGGATGATCGTTGGTAATTTCTAATTCACCGTTAATAATATAATAGCCTTCTCTCATATGATTAAATATGAGTTCTTGAATTATGGTTGATCCACTATTATTCATAATCTTATCACCAAGTTTCAATTTATTAACATTAATCAAAATATTATTTTCTAACATAACTTTCATATTATAAGTCAAGCAGACGTTATCATCCATGCCATCGCCCCAATCGCCGTCCCAATCGTCGAAACCGAATTGCTCGGCCTGCGCCGGTACTCCATCATCTCTCTGAACAGTTCCAGACCAAGTTGTTTGCCAAGAGTTCCAAACAGTACCCATATTATTACCAATAGCAGCAACAGTTGCATCATAGTTACCCTCACGGTTAATAATCAACTGGGGAGCAATTTCTGTTTCCATCCAGTTATCCTGTGTTGGGTCTATGGCCAGTACACCTTTCCATGTCGCAGTCATGAATGGTGCAACTCTTTCAACAGTACTAGCAAACGGTTGTTCTGTTAATACTACCTCTGTATATGGGAGAGTTATAAGATCACCTGTCTTCTGATAACCAGCAGAAGTTCTTGCAGAATCAGTCGAAACATTTTCTTCTAAATCGACGGATTTAGAAACATGAATTGGCCGCAAAGTTCCTTGCATAAAATCCATAGAGTTTTTATAATCTCTGTGGAAGGCATCACCAACTTTATGACCTTGGAAATTATCAACAACAATTCCTGACTTAAATCTACTCAATCCGTTAGCATCTAACGTCTCAAAATTTAAAGCATCCTTTTCCAATAAATTTAGAGTTGTCATTCTTTCAACATTACTAAGTCGGCGGTTAAGTTTACCAATATCTTTCATGGTAAATCTTTGATTTCTTGTTCTTTCAATAGTTACATCTTCCGGCCTACGAGTAAATGGCGGAATATCTAAATCAGCAAGTTTCACAGAATTCGATGGAATATCAGGTTTTACTGGCGTAGTTGATGATGATCCTTCAATAATACTGATTGTTCCAGTGTCATCAATTACAACTACGTCTTTCCTTCCAAGATAATGCTCAAAGTCTGATTGAATATTAGAACCGGGCTTGACAAAATCAGAAATTGATGCACTAGCGCCATCATATTGTCTAGAGTAGAAGTCAAAAGAGTTTCCTGTAATTTCATCAATAACCCCTAGTGTTCTTGATGTACCAGCAATATCTTCAACCTTTGGCCTAAAATCATATGAATCGATTAATGGAGGTTTAATATCTTCATAGTCCATTTGATTAGCAATATCAACATAAGAGTCAACTGTAAACATGTCTCCCGTACCATGATCAAAATAATCATATATAATGAGCAATCTTCCTGTGGGTGCGGGTTCACCACCTTTTCTTATAATTCTAGAAATATCATAGAAATTATTACGATAACCGGAATCGAAAGTATATTTAGTAATAATATTCACACTACCATCTGTAAGAGTTCCGACAGTAGCAGTTGCACCGGAGCTTTCACCAGTGATTGTTTCCCCCGATACAAAGGAAATTGAATTAGATGCGGATGGAAGAACATAACTCATCGGAGATGTAATATCAACAATTCTTGCAGTTGCGCCACTTGTCGCACCAGTGATTTTTTCACCTCTGGTAAATGTTCCTGCTTGATTAGTTAGAGTAAATTCTGGAGCAACTGCATCCGTGCTTGCTTCCTCTGAGTCAAAAACTGCAACGACATTAAACACATCCCCACGGCCAAGGGAAATAATCTCGTCTTTTGGACGAGTTCCATAGGCATCTGTTGTTCCAGAAGTTACTTTTAGTTGTTTCATAAGATTAGTAGTTTTAGTCTTTGATTGAACAGAAGTTTTAAGAATTGTCGCAGTAAGTTTTATTTTTGCTGCGCTTCCCAAGATGGTTGCATCTGTAATAGTAAGAGTTGCTGTTCCACCACCACTAATTTTACCAGAGATACTAACGAGATCACCTTGTTCTCCCGTTCCGCCACCAGCAGTAAGAATAGATAATGTATAATCTGATTCACTGTGAGATAAAAATGTTTCATTTGTACCCGCATTAAAGGTAACAACACCAGAACTGTTTGTAATTCCAATAAACTGTCTTCGAACTGTATATTGTGTATCACTTAAACCAGAATTAGTTGCGGTCAGAAGTGTTTTAATATTTCTATTTGGTAATCTAAATATTGATATATTTTTTTCTGTATCTTTTAGTTTTGCAACCACTGAATTTACAGTATCTTCTTGAATAATTCTACCACTAGAACTTACTTCAGTTTCTAATTCAATAGATGATAATGAATCCTCTTCAAGAGAAATATCACCAAAAACATTTCTTTCAGTTTCAAGAACAAAATTAGCAGTAAAGTCTTGACCACTATCTGCATCCTCCATATAAACCTGTCTAAAATTACCGAAAGTAAAAGTTTCTGCTTTGGTTACGGTAATATCAACATTACCAGAATTTTCAATAATACCACCTGTTTCAGCAGAATCGGAAGATGTAATCTTTTCTCCGGCTCTAAATGCACCAACTACAGAAATTAGATTTACTGAAGTTCCAGAAGTTCCATCTGCATATACATAACCTTTAGCACCAGAAGTCACACCCGTGATTAATACACCACCGTTTGTGTGTGTTGCAAGAAGTGTTGGTGATGGAGTGCCACTCAAAGTTAATTTTGTAAATGGACGTATATCAAAAAGATATAATTTATAACGAGAACCAGACGCAAATGCATTCGATCCAGCAGTACCAGAATCAAATTCAATTCCTCTAGCTCGGCCAACACCAATTAAATTACCATTCGCAGAACCTCTGGTTGAATTTTCAGCATCATAGAATTGTACAGTTTTGAATGGAGTAGATTCTCCAGATATTTGTGTAATGTCTGGAGTATTGTATACATCTGTAATGAGTGCATAATTACCAACGTCAAAAGTTGTAATACCAGCATTAATAGTTTCAAAATCTCTTGCTTTATTAATATCTTTTATGGTGGTTCGAGTCTTATCAATTTCATAACCTCTGACGTATATTTTGCCCGGTGATATAGTAAGAGCTAAGAGATCGTTGCTGGCAGTGTTGCCATCAGCAGTTGTCGCACCCACAGTATATCTACCCTGTAGATTATCTTGACCTACACTAACATCTACTGATTCACCTATAGTAAATTCAAATGGTCGAACCGTATAACTTCCAGATTCATCATTAGTCCTTCTTGCAAATTCATCAGCAAGTTGAGAATATGGCGTCCGACGACCAATTACAGACGATTTACCATCTTTAAGATCAACCAGAGAGACAAAATTATTTGTGTCCGTTGAAGTTGTAATAGCAGAGAGTGCAACAGAAATACTTAATCTATGTGCGCCTTTTGCAGCATAGTTAGTTGACCCTGTAGAATTATCTAATAGAGACTCTTCATCTTCTGGTGTAACAATAGTTTCGCTTACTTTAAAACCAACTGTTCCTGTATAAGTTCTATCATAATTATTAAGAACTAGGGTTTCTTCTAGGTTGTTAACAAAGAAACCACGAATATAGTAAATACCAGATTCTATGTGAAACGCAAGACCTGTTCTTGATGCTGGACCTTCAGAACTTGCAAGTTGTTCTGGAGTTGATCCTGCAGCAACACTATACACAGAAGTGTATGTTGTAGCAGATGCAACATTTGCAGCATAACTTGATGTTGAATGTGATATTGGAGTATTAGCAATAAGATTTTCACCATCAGCAAAAACTGTAGTTTCAAAATCTGTACCAGCCCGCTCATATGAAAGATAAAGGAGTGGTTGATCTGTCGTCGTCGCAGCTGCGAAACCAATAACCTTTGCGGTAACACCCGTTGTTTCACCTGTAATAGTTGTAGGACTATCTGCGTTATAGTATTGTGAAGGATCAATCTCTAGATTATTAAATGTGCTTGCAATTTTCAAACTATAATATTCTTGAGTCGTTCCTTGACCCGGCACAACCACTGCACCCTCACGAAAAATGTGACTTCCATGTGCTTCAATTTGATGTTGTAATGCACTTTGAAGTTGCGTTAACTCTCTTGCCTGAACTGCATATCCTGGCCGAAAGAGAATTCTGTGATAATTATTCTCTGCATTAAAATCATCAAAGTATGGTGCTGCGTTAAGATTAGTTTTTTGTGCCATATTAGAATTCCACTACAATTTTAATGTCTTCCGTTTGATCTGTCGCACGGGTGATAGGTGCTCTATTCTCGTTGTAAATAATATTCCCACTGTCTGGTTCAAGTTCTGGGTTCGCATATCCATCGGTAAATGTGATCGTATTTGAGTTAGCAAGAGTTACTGCACTGTCCGCATTTGCATCAGGTGTCCCAGTTGCGCCAGAAGTTGCACCCGTAACAACATTTGCACCAGAGAACGCAATATATGCACCCACTGAACTTGTGCCATAATCTGGGTATCTTTCCTGTTGATAATAAAGAATGTTGTTATTAGCATCCCACTGAACAACCCTACCAATTGCAAGAGTTGTTGCTTGTGTAATCTTTTCATCAGCAGCAAACGTACCACTGGTGCTAGCCAACTTTAGTGCATAAGTTTGTCGAGCTGTTGTAGATGTCGCAACTGTTGTTGTTCCAAAATTTGTTGGTTCAGTAACAATAGAAATGTTACGAAAATCATTTCCTGTAAGAAGATCATCGCCCTCTGCACCGACGAACAATGTGTTCATAATCACATAGTGACCACCAAGTTCGTTGACCGCATTAGAACCGTGGCCACCTTTTGGACTAATTACAACTTTAATTGCACCCCCACTACCGTTATTAATGTCACCAGAATCTACAGCAGTTGTTAGTCCTGCATTTGCAAATACTGTGTCATCTGTAAGTGTAATTGTTCCATAGGTATAATTAGTGCCACCAGAATAAACAATTGTATCAGTTCCAGAAGTAAGACCGAAACTTGCAATGGCACCACTAGAAACCACAAATTCTACTACGGCACCAGAGGCTGTTCCCGCACTCGTGCCGTCGCCATTAATTGCTACATAGTAAGTACCATCTGTATATCCAGTTCCAGCGGTTACAATAAGACTTTCAATTTTACCATCAACAGCCGCAGCAGAAACAGTAGAATCAGTACTAACAGGCATAAAATCTGATGTCAAGAACTTTGTTTGTTCTGCACTGGTAATTGTGTACATATATTTTAGAACATAACCACCCTGAGAAAAGAAGGAAGTTGATTCAGAGGTAGGTTCAGAACCAGAGTAAGCAGTTCCACCGTTATTGTCTATAACCTTATACACACGATTATCAGATGTACGGAAGAAAAATGTGGATTGATAAATACTAGATTTACCAGATGAAGTTAGATTAGTAGAGCTAACATCGCTTTCGTACATATCAAAAGTTGTATTGTTGGCCCAGTTAAGTCGAGAAATTGCATAACTAACATCACCTGCTGCAATATTTTTTGCAGCGATAGCTTGATCCCAAACATTAAACTCACTGGTTACATCATCAGCTGGAGTAGGTGGTGCCGCATCTGTTCCACCACTAGTTGCTGATGTGAAAGGAGTAGACTTACCAATCATCATGTAGTATGTGCTTTTAGCTGCTTCATTAAAAGACTCAAAGAATTGAGTTGCGTTATGAAGTCTAAATTTTTCTGTTATGATTGCTGTCATTTTCCGTTTCCTCTAATCTATATTAGTATTTATACATCATATTCATATCTAATTATAATTATGCACCCGCACCATGAACAGTTTTCAGTGTAGAACCAGCTGAGTTTTTAATCAAAAGAGTTGATAGAGTTTTTAATTCTGCTGAACCTACAGCGTCATTGGCGATATGCTCTTCATCAATAGAATCTGCTGCATAATGTTCAGAGTTAATAGTATCATCAGCAATCTTTGCACCAGTTATTGCGTCAGCAGCAATATTAGCAGTCTGTACCCAAACACCAGTGAGAGTTCCACCAGCAGCACTTGTTGCAAGCTTCGCACTGTTGTCGTAGTAAAGGGTGACAGCACCATCTGGAACAGCTACAATAGAGGACTCTCCAGTTTTTGCTTGGAAATTTAAGTTACCTGTAGAATTTTGGATGTAACTATTACTACTATCGTGATGAATCTGAAGGTCAGACCCAGCGCCAAACATTGCCTTAGCATTGTCGGGGAAAAGAATGTCATCCGTACCAGTAGGAACTGTAAATACTGTGGCGTCAGCATCGTTCTTTAAAGTTATATCTGATGTGCTGCCTTGTCCTGTTAGGATTAAACCCTCGGCAGATGTGTAACCAATTGCAGCATTATCACCCGCCGCAGTGTCACCTGTTGCCTCAAGAGTAGCACCAGTGATGGTGGTTGTTGCGGTGATCGCACCAGTTACATCTAAACCAGAACTGTCGATATCGACTCGTTTGGTTCCCCCAGTAGTGACGTTGACTGTATCAGCAGCACCAAAGTAAATACCTGTATTTGTGTCGCCCGTATTTGTAATTGAAGGAGCAGAATTACTACCGTCTGCAAATGATGCAACACCAGTGATTGTTGGCCCAGCAAGAGTAACAACAGAAGATGTGGCACTGATACCAGACGTTAGTGCAGAACCCGTACCCAACAGAGTATAAATTTCAACAAAGTTATCATTTATTTTGTCACCACCACCACGAATAGTATCGCCGGTGCCATCCCCTGCGGTAGTACCTAATCCTATTGATTGATATGCCATTATTCCGTCTTCCTTTGTTATATTTATACTTCTTCTATATCAAAATTATTAAATACATTATCAAATGTAGTTAATATCCCATCAAATCCAAATTCAAGGACCGTTGTTTTGTCGTATAAATCTAGATCAGTTCCATCCTCAAGTAAAAATTCGAACCCAGTAGATTCATCATCACTTTCTAATGTAATATGTCCAGATATATTACCCGTATCATCAAGAGAAGATTCAAGCAATATGTTTCCACCGGATTCAAGTATTAATTCAGTGTTACCCGAATGATCTATAAGTAGATTATCGATATCCTCTGAAGATATTGTTCCTCTAGAACTTACAAATATATCTGATGGAATAGTAAATGGTTCAAGTATAGTATCACCAGCCATATCAAATGGATTTGCACCAACATTTATAGAATCTTCTAAAGCAATGAAAGTCCTTTCAAGTCTCAGTTTTTCACCAACACCAAACCCAGTAGAATCTTCCAAAAGAATATCGTCACCAAATGTTCCTGTAACAGTTGATCCATCCTCTAGTTTAAATGTTCCAATTTCTTGACCCTCAAGAATAATACCATCAAAAGAATTTTCATTAGAAATATTAACTAAAGAATCACGGGTAAAGTTATTGGTAGAATATCCAAGTGATGTATAGGTATCTTTCGTTACACTCTGATTTATATTAACATCACTGCCAGATTCCAACAAAATGTGATCACCAAGATCAGACGCACTGCTGTCAGTTTGAGTCAGTAATAAACGACTACCAAGTTGAGAGGAACCACTTTCCAATGCAATACCGTCACCACTAATACCCTCATAAGTTTTAGTTGCAAGGAATGATAGACCATTAGCAGTATTGTGTGTTTTATTTAACGTAACATCAACGTGCGTTGTATAAGAAGATCGAACATGAACATCTCTATCGTACTGAGATATACCTTCAATAACAAAGATATCGGACTCAACTTCACTAAGCAAATTATCTATTATTGTAGAGTCTTCACCAGAAAGGAATGATATACCATCTTGAAGACTATCCTCAAGTTCGAATGACAAATCATCTTCTGTAACAATATCAAAACCAGCATCGCCCTGAGATGTTTGAAGATGTCCATCTTCAGTTCCATCAAGAACAAGGTTGTTCGATATCGCTTCAGCACTTTCTGATACGATACGATCTAAATCCTCAGTTAACAACAAACCAGACTCGCCAGCATCAATTCCATAAGATATTTCTATTGCTTCAAAATCAATATAAGCATTTTCTGGTGTTTCTAATCGTATAACACCTACACCAAGTTCTTCCTCAATTTCAAATTGATCATCAGAAGTTTCTTGAATAGAAGTTTCTAATAATAGGACAGTCTCTTCTTCAGTTGTAAAACCAAGACGGCGCTCAATAGGAGCAGCAAATATTGAGAAGAATGTAGTACTAAGAATAGCATCGAAGATCGCACCACTACGGTCAGACTCGCCAATTTCCTGCGCTTCTCCAATTTGTAATTTAGCAGAAACAAAAGAAGTGGTAATAGCCTTTGAAAAAACATTAAATCCGGCTGGGTGAATTGATTTCTTCAACTCATTTAAATATGAACTACCACCAGATGATGACTGAATTTCATATGAAAAATCTTGATAATAATAAGAATCTTGAATTCTTATTAAAGCTTCACCAATTAAATTTTCAATACCACCAAATGTTCCTGTTTTTTCAGCGGACGTACCCAAACTAAATTTTGCTTTTGCAATATCTGCATGAACAATTGTTGCAGACCCGTCCACAGTTGATATAGATGTTGTTCCAGCAGAAAAATCAATTCCCGTATCCTCAAATAAAACTTTTTCGTTTATATGAAGAGTATCTGCATTTGTTCCATCCAATAACAAGTTAGTAAATGGGTCATCATTTTCGTATAAAAGTTTTTCATTAACGCTATCAGTTATACCAGATTCTAAAACAATATTGTTAGTGGGATCACCAACACCGTTTGCATCTGTAGAATTAGGAATAATCTTATCACCAGAATTTGCACCAAGAGTATCTGTAGCATTAAGAACTAAATTATCTTCATATTCTATATCAGAATCAAGAACTATAAAGGCGTTTTCATTTGATTTGAGCGGAGGAACCAATGAATCTTCCAACAGGAATTTTATTTGCCTCGGCGCTGGCAAATCATCTGGATGTTCCATAATGATTTGACCAAAACCATCCTCCAAATCTATAAACCCAGATGTTATGCTTGTAGAATCTATTAAAAGTCTATAGCCATCTTCAGCAACTAAATTTTCCCCATAAACAAGATTAGCATCCAAAATAATATTTTCATTAACATACTCAGATGTTGCAAGAGAGTCTTCTAGAAGTACACCCTCATTGTAACTGCCTTCTCCAAACGATTCACCTTGAATACCAACTGTGTCTTCAATTGAAACTTCTAGAAGTTGAGTTGCAGAGTCAAATGATCGAACTGTTCCTGTATGTGATGTTAATGCTGCGCCCGGAGTAAAAACTCCTGTTATATCTTTTACAACGAAATTTCCACGAAATTCTAATGTAGGTTCTTCAGTATAATTGAAGCCGGGATTAGTAACATTGACACTAGAAATTTTTCCAATATCTGTTGTAGTTGCATAAACCTTTGTGTTTGCACCATACTGACTTCTAACTGTAACAGTAGGTAAAAGTGCATAACCTTCTCCCGAATTAGTCACCTGTATTTTTGTAATATCTCCAGCACCAGATTCTAAAATAAACCCCTCATTATCATAACGATTGGTGTCTATAACTATTGTGTTCGTTGCCAATTCAGTTTCAAATCTATCACCAAGAACTGCTTCTGTGTTGATACCACTAGTATATGATGCAGCATTTCCAGACTCACCATAGAGATGATCTGCCCTGTGATTATAGTTACCACCATATAGTGTATATGTTTCGCTATTGTAAGTTGATTGTGCAACAGCTGTTAAAGTTGTAGGAGAATAAAATATTTCGCCGGGATACTCAAGGAAACTATACTGTCTCACTCCTGTTGAGAGAGATTGAAATTCTACAACATCATTATCTAAAAATGTTTGTGGAGTAGATAGAAGGATCGTTGACTGATCTGTAACAGAAGTAACTGTAACTGTTGTGTTTACAGGAATACTATTTGATCGTACAACCATCCCTATAGTAATATCTTCCCCAACATTACCATCTAGTGATACTGTTGTTGAATTAAATGTTGCGCCATTTACAGAAGCAGATGATTTTTTAATAATTGATTGTTCCGCTGCATAATTTGTTTTATAGATTGGGTAGTAGTAACCGGAAACATCACTATATTTTCTATCAGTTCCTAATATTACATAAGGTTCCTCATTAAAAACTGTACCATCTTCAAGTTGAAAATTAAACTGTGTTATAAAAGTGTTAGTACCTTCTTCCTGTATAATAATATCACCGTCAGTCTCATCAACTATATTACCATTAACAACAACAACCTCGGCTTCTGCTTCTTTAACAAGACCAGCTTCTAATTCATTGTCTCTAAAAACTACAAGATCACCTATTTCATAATTGGTTCCCCCATCATCAATTGCAACGCCCGAAATAGAACCCGTTTCAACATCACCAACGGTCGCTGAAATATCGCCACTACCAACTGCGGCAGATGTATCAAGGTCAATCAGATCGCCCGTTTGGTATAGTGTCCCATCATTGGAGATTGTAACTGATGAAATTATATCACTAATAGTAAAATTATATTTTACGTCTCTTGTTCCAGAGATACCATATATGTTTTCACCACTAATGAAACTTCCAACTACATTTGAAATCTGAAATTCAATATATGAAATACCACCAGAGACAGAAAAGGTTGTTGAATTTTCAACAAGCGCAGTTGCATCGCTGTCTGTTCCAGTAATTGATTGACCTATAAGTTCATTTGCGACAACATTACCAACAGAGGAGCAACGAACAACAGTAGGGTTATCCCAATCTGCTGCTGATGATTTCAACATATATTGATTTGGATAGAACACCTCTGCGTCCTCATCCAGAAGGATTCTCATAAAGAGTTTAGCGGCTTCTTTAGTTCCCTTCCGTCGATACAACTCACCAATATGTTTTTCTAAATTTCTCTTGTTAATTCCATTTGCAAGATTAGTAGGAATTCCAGCCATAAAGGATTTGCGAAACTCTTCAATAAAGTCATAAATGGTATTATCAATGTCAGCATAAGCCAACATCTGTTGAATATTCTGAACAGGATTTGCACGATATCTTGTAACTACACCAGACGCACCAGAAGTTCCACCAGTTACAGTTTCACCTGTCTCAAACAATTGTTGTGAGGATATAAATAATCTTGGTGTCGCATTACCGAGGTCTTCAACAAGAACCTTTGCGGTGGCATAAGACGTGCCGCCAGTAATAATTTCGCCTTCGATAAATTTGCCTGTGGAGCCAGAACCAACTTCTGTGACAATCAAAGTTCCATCTTCATTAAGAAGGGCATGATCAGTCTCAAATTCTAGAAGAATGTTGTCAATATTAACTGTTAGTTGTAGTTCACCAGATTCAAGAAACTGGTAATACGATTTTAAAAATTGAGAAAACTTCGGATGGTCTTCAGCAATGAAGTCAGGCAACTGACCATCAATCTGAGTACTAAGTTTATTCTCTAAAGTTGGGGTCCAAGATAGGTCAAAAGGAGGCATGATTAATAACTCGACGGCGTTGCGTAATTAGTTGATGTGACGTAACTCGTTGAACCCCCCGCAGTATTAACTGCAATTGTATCCTGTCCCCCTGAGACTGACGTATTTACAAGATCAATTTCAACAATCTGATTTCTCTTACCTACAATATCACTGGACGCTGGTATTGCAGTTAACCTTATTCTTCTTGAGGCATTGCCATCAACACTAGATACAGATGTTATATAAACTGGATTAACTGAAACTAAACCAGTTGTGTAATCTACAGTTCCAGCGAAAGAATCATAATAGGTTCTTGCTCCGGTAACCAAATAATAAATGCGGAGGTTGCCTGCGCCATCATCATCAAAGAACATTTCATTTGTGTTGTCTTGTATATAGAAACCTGTTGATGAAATGATACCACCTGATGTAGAATTGTGACCAGAGTGGGGATTGTACAAGCTATTTCCAAAATTAACTGTAAAAGAAAAAGAACCTAACGTACTTGGGGTATAAAAAACGCCGAGAGTCACCGTAGTGATATTGCTCAATATTGAAGCATCAGTATTATCAACCAAAGAAGTAAACTGAGAATGTCTAAAAATAGAGTTGAATACTTTCAAGTAATCAGTATTGTAATTTGTAATAGTAGATTGTACAAGTGTCTCTAACGATTCTCTAGAATTTGTTGTTTGGTTACTATCAAATTTAAAATTGACATTAAGGATAACGTTTAGAGTTTCTGCATCTATAACTACAGGAGTAATAGACGCTACAGTGTACGGAGACAAGTCTGTTACTAACTGCGCCTTTTGAATTTCATTTAGATTTAGTCCTGTGGTTGACTTAACACTAATGAAAATTTTACCATACTCTGGAACATCAGATACACCAGTAACCGGATTAAATGAACCATCCTCACCGCCCCAGACAGAAACCGCTTGAGTGTTTGCGAACAACTGTTTAACATATGTCTTGTAATCTTCTGTTGTAACACATCGGCCCTGTGATGCATAATCTAACGGTGCGTTGTACTTGATAGATTCAATACTCTCTGGTTCTGATCCACCAGCAGAAATTGAAACAGTAACAACATTAACACTATTGACCGTATCGATTGCAGAAGATGAAGTAAACGCACTTGCACCGTTAGCTGCGCCCTTATTAGTCACAACATATTGCATGATAATAATATTACCATCTTCTATCGCAGAACCCAGAATACCGTCACCAAAATAAATTTCATACTGACCATCCTCAACCTCTTGAATAAAATATACATTCGATGTAGAGGTTAGTCCAGAAATATCTGTTGCTTGAGTAAAGGTTGTCTGTGTGGTATCCGTTGCAGAGTTTTGAACCACAACCGAAAGGGTTGTTGTATCTGCACGATCATCATTGATTAGAAACCTCTGTTCAACATTCTGAGTGTCAGCAACGTATCGACTTGAAACATAACTTCCCTCATAAATTCTAACATCATTAAAGGCAATTGTCGAACCACTGTTAGATGAAGTTACATCAGATATAGTTACAAACTGATAAGATTCATCTCCAACACTAGCACTGAACACTGTTCCTGCTGGCATCGTTGCACTTGCATTCGTTGTGTTAAGAAAAATGTCAACAACCGCATTAGATGCTGTTGCAGAACGAGTGGTGTATCCCAAGGTCTTCGCATGAGAAACTACACTTGACCTCAGTTGAGAAGAGTCAAGGAACATTTCATTTGCAAGCATATTTGCATTGAAACCAAGGTAGTGCGTATTGTATGCAAGCACATCTAAAAGAGCAGATAGACCAGAACCTTCGAAGTCATAGTCCTTGAACTCTGTCTGATTTCGCATAAAAAGTTTTAGGTTATCCTTAACCTCATCAAAATCAAATTCTGTTACACTGAGTCGTTGTCTGTTTGCTGCCATTATCGTAATCTCTCTAATAGAACTTCCATGTTGACAAGTTCTGTGGGTGCGTTGACAACATAAAACTCAATTGTAACATTGTATGCATTGTTATCAAGATTAGGTATGGCTCTAACTCCAACGAGTCTAGCCCTTGGTTCAAAGTTTTCAATCACCTCTTCTATCTTCATGGTAAGAACATATGCGGTGATAGGAGTCATAGGCTCAAATAGAATATCTCTCACACCAGAACCAATTTCGGGATGAAAGGGTTTCTCATAGAAGTTAGTTAGAACAAGATTTCTGACAGATCGTTTGACGGCCGTAAAATCTGTTACCTTGTTGATATCGTTTGTTCCCGACTTAGGACCAAAAAACAAATCTATATCGGAATACAGTTGAGCAGCTCGTTCTTGTCCCTGATATGTACCGTCAGTGTATGCGTCTTTAGCGCCCATGAGTATTCCTCTTTATTATTATTTATACATTTTCTGATGTATTATGTTTCATAATAAACTTATTATTAAACTTCCAAACGTCTTTTGCATTGACTCGAAGAAATCGTTTGTTTGTCTCATTTGTATTTGGGTTAGGAATAGTCACCATGACATTCTTACCCCTCTTAAAAGCATCAATCTGATTATTCAACCGTGCAAGATCATTCTGCATGTAATCTCTACGAAGTGCTTTACTCACATCTTTGCTTACGTTGTTGCGTTCGCCTTTCGAAACTTGTGTGTCCCTCGATTTCTTTCTCTTTGCCATAATATAACTCCTCTATATGTGTTTGTATTTATGTCTTTACGTCAGGATCATAATTGATAAGATAACTATAACTAATCACCAAAGCATACCCTTTGAACCTTTTGTTTTCTGTTCTGCCGGTTTTCAATCCTCCATTTCGATTTCTATAGAAACTAATGCCAGATTGAGCGTGTATACGCTCCTTAATAACACCACCTTCAGGGCCCGGCAATCTGTATGCTGCTACAGCTTTAACATTGCCGGGGTGATTTGATTTGGGTATAGCATCTGGCATTAAAATTCTAACACTACCATCCAGACCAATAACTGGTGAGAACCCACCAGCATCCAAACCCCCATCTACAATTGTTATCATATGTGGTCCATACCTACTTTCATAGTATGGTGGTTTTTTTTCTTTTCTCCATTGGTTGTAAGTATCTCTCACAAGACTAGCTTCAACCTCAGTTCCCAATTGAATTAAATCACTTTCTGGTTCTACAAGAATACCAAGAGAATAAATCTGTTCTTCTGTCGGATGAATTAGTACACGCCGAACACTAGAAGGATGATGTTTTAAATTTTTGATTATTAATGAATCACCAGAAATTTCTAATTGATCAATTTTTAACTTTTCTGTTTTAGTATCATATTTACGCACAAAACCAGTTGACTTTGGAGATGCAACATTGGATTGTGTATTGTCTGTTGTCACCGTCACAACAGTTTGTTTAACAGATATTTTCTTTGTTTCTGTTGCAACAACATATGAACCCCTATCTTCTGTTGGTGGAGTTTTAGTAACCACATAAGATTCCGTCTTTGTTTTTATCTCTTCAACCTTTGTCTCTACAGCAGGGTTCTGTTTTACCACAGATGAAACTTCAGTTACGGCAGGAACAGATGCTTGTTTTGGCGCAATAGGTTTTTGCACTGCTGGTTCAGTACTCCCTGCCTCTTTCTCAAGATTAGGAACGAGAGCACAAACATCACCACCCCCTAGTATTGATTTAGTTGCATCACTAACAAGACTATCTAACTCTAAACCGGCCGCCTTGATGTCATCTCCAAACTCTGTTTTAATTTTTGCAAGAGCAGAAATAAAAGATGGAGTGCCGGGTATCTGTGAGGCAAGCCCTGCTATCTCTGCCTGCAAGTTTAGTTTTGGTAGAGTTGGTATCTCAATTGATTGAAGTTTATCCTTCAGACCCGCAAGTTCATTCTGAGCTTCTCCAAACGCAGCTGCAGCAGTAGATGCAGCTTCATCAAGTTTTGCCTTTGCGTCTGCTTTCGCATCAGCAAGTTTAGATAGGACATCATTCAGTTCTGGACTAGCACCACATATATTTGGAATTGAAAAATCAACCATTCTAATCTCCTACAAATTATTCACAGTTGTTTCGGTAACATCTACGACACTTGTTCTTGTGGGCGAATCTGTTTGAGTATGGTTAACACCAGCAGCAACATAGAGATATGTATCTTTACCAACGTGTTTATAATAGTCAGCATCGTAACGGACATGTGCATCACCGTTATAATCAATAGTGTGTATCCCTGCAATACTATGTGTATGAGTTCCACCAGTTGTTCTTGTGGTGTTTGATGCAACAATCTCACTCAGTGTACTCTCAGAGTTTATTGTCATTGCAGATGCAGACTTCATGTTCAGTGTGCTACCAGATTTAATAGAGACAATCCCCGATATGGTTGACTGAGATATATCGGTTTTTGCAAGCACGGTATAGTTAGAACCCGTTGATATATAAATACCATCGCCACCAGCGTTTGAACCCATCTTCTTACCCGTAACATCTAAATCATATCCACCACCAACAATTTGAATTTTAGATTTCTCAAAGGTGACAACCGAATCACCACCGACTCTACCTTTGATATCATCGTTGATATTGAAAGAATGATTACCGATAATCTCTTCTTCACGATTACCACCCGGCCCTCTTGGATGTGCATCGTTTGCAGCACCTACCTTGACACGATGGTTCTTGTGAATCTTCTGAACGAAGTCTCCTTCAATCTCCTGTATGTAGTCACCCTTGATGAGCTCTCTTACTGAACCCTCAACTGTGATATTCTGTGAACCCTTGATAACGATGTTCTCGCTACCAATCACAATCTCGTAGTTATCTCCAATAATTTTGGTGACAACAGAGCCATCGGGGTGAATCTCTTCAAATGTTCCTGCCATGTGCTGGCGAAACATTCTTTCTGCGCCGGGGCTATCATCAACTTCCGTAATGTGACCAGACTCAGATTCAAATACATGGTTGTAGGGATAGACACCAGAAATGTATGGGTTTGCATCTGCAATAATACCTTTAGGGTGTGGCTCTTCCCAAAACCCCCGTTTTTCATCTTCTTTTAATTCATCGCTGACGGTTTTTATGTTTGGTTTGGTTGCAGTAGGAATACCTGTTGCTTCCCCCTCATCATCATCAGTATCAGGATCGCCACGCAACCGTTCTAATCTGCGTTGAATAAGTGAGTTATGATCCTCGGAGTTTGCACCTCTAGCTAAACGATTGGTATCAGGTTCACCAATATCGTGACCGCTATGTTCTATAACGCCGGGGTAAGGACCATAACTAGGATCAAATCCATATTCAGTTTGTGAAGAATCATTACTACGGGGATCATTAAATCCTGATGATGCATTAGCATCTTCATTTGGAATACCCGGCAATGTACCCATAATGACAGGTTGCTGTGCTTCAGTATCTCTAAAGAATCCAACAACCCACGAACCCTCTGTTATAAAAGAAGGTGTGTGACCTAATCCCTGCATAGAAGGATCAGTTACGGGATGCATCACATGGGCCCACGGGAGATCAATAGTCTTAACCTGAGTCAAGTCATCACTGTGCCGTCCGAGAACACGAACACGAACCCTACCCAACTGAGCAGGATCGTTCCTGTCTTCAACCACACCAACGAACCAACTGAAACCGTCTTTACCCATGAAATCTAGCATGGGACTATTTATAATAGTTTAGTGAAGGTCTGGATCACGCCCCATGCGTTTTTCAACATGTGACCAGTTGTATTCCTCTATGTCATAAAGGATATCTGGATTGTTTTGTCTTAATATTTCAACACAAGTCAAGGCTTCTTCTTGATCCATGTTATCAGCAATTACTTCTTTTGAAAAGACTCTGTACTTAATCATGATGAACTCCTTTTTGAGATCACCAAATGCGTTCTGTCAGGTCCACAGTTAACAAAACTGTGTAGAATTGTAGTATCAACCTCATAGAGACAACCATCAGCGGGTATGTGCATTATCTGATTCAAAGTAGGAAATATAAAGTAAGCATTTGGATTGGTTATAATAGCCAGATGATAACGAGGGGAATTGTCTTTGTGAACAGAATAGGTTGTGTAAGCATTCATTTCCATAATTCTAGCACGTTCACCATTCGTGTCCTGTATCATGTCAGCAAAAACCGTGCCTTCATAAACTTCATTCAATATTGTGTATTCTGATTGTACCTTTATGATACGGTCTTTCTTCTCACGGTGTTCACCAGTTCCATCTGTATATGGATTAACGACATTCTTGTCGCTGCGTTGCAAGCAAGTCTGCCGTCTTTGTCCATATATACCAGTGCCCAAGACTTTATCACTGTCATACAGTTTATCGCCTAGACGCAACTGTATTAGCTCCCATTCAACTATACATCTATCTAGATCATAGCAGTAATTTGTTTTTCTTATTGCCATGGTGGGTTATTTAGACAGTTCCAATCAATTCATTTGGAAGAATGTAATCATAATTTGCAAGACCAGCAGTATTGCCCTTGGTAATTTCGATATAGACAGAGTTCAAAGACTTTTCCTTGAAGGGAACATACTTCTTCAACTTCTTGGACTTGTACAGAAACACTCCATCCTTCAACTTAATGTCATCATATGAGTCCTTATCAGAACCAACAGCAGTTAGAGTTCCGGTAAGAATTTCACCGTAGTCGCCGTTGTATACAACTTCATCACCGATATTCATTTTTTCGTTCCTTATAGATATTCAAAATTAGTGGATGTAACAGGGTCTTTATCAGAACCAATCCATTGTTTTGTGGTAGTCACCACTCGAATTCGAGAGTCTTTCTCTGTGAGTGGCTTCGATGAGCCGTTTCTCGACTCAAAGACACTCGCCCGATAGTACTCAGTCGTCACCGTCTTGAATGGTTTCTTCACTTCCTGCTCCATATTTAAACTCCGTTTCTGCTGCAATGTCCAACTGATGCATGATATCCTCAGTGAAGTAGGTTTCTGGGTCATTGAGTATCGCTTTACCAAACTGCTTTGACCCATCAGGCAGTTCGTATCTTGTTGACACCTTCTTGAAGACCTCATACTTCTCTGCCAGTTCCAGCAGACCGTAGTATCGATCCAATCCTTTGTCATATGTCAATCGCACATCCACCATCTTGTTCTCTTTGGTCAATCTACTCTTGTGGTTCTTACAGTGAATGATATTACCGACAACTTCCGTACCATCTTTCTCTTTCTTCTTGCTGAGATAGATAATACTAGACGCTGCATACTTCAGACCACTACCACCACCCATTTCTTTGGTAGAAAACAGACCCATACTCTCATAAGTATGATTAGTTACGACCATAGGGATTTTCGCTCGCCCAAGCTTCAACGTCAGAACTCGAAACGCCGCTTTGAGAACCTGAGCTCTTGTCATATCCCGTGTTTCTTTACCATCCGTGGTATCTTCGACTTCCTTCGTGGTACTCAGCATACCCAATGAGTCCAGACAGAGGAACAACGGCTTGCGGTTACTCTCAGGTTGCGCCATGTAGTCGTCAATCACTCGAATTGCCTGTGTGCGAAACTCCTGTACGGTTGTGACAGGAAAGATCACCATACGCTTCGGATCAATTCCACGATCAACAACCATGCTCTTAGTAATCGCACTTTCACTTTCGAAGTATATGACACCTGAGTCTGGATTTGCATCAAGAAAGTTCTTCACGATACCCATAAGGAAATACGTCTTACCTGTTGCACTCTCTCCTGCAATCGCAGTAATCTTATTCGAGGGAAGTCCCCCATATATGGAACCACTCAGCAGTCCATTGAAGATATATGAGCCAGTATCAATGAAACTGTCAACATCCCCCGCTTCAACACCGTCATCTACGATAGCTGCGTACTCATTACCAGCATTCTTGATAACGTCTCTTAGAAAATCATTCATATATTCGCTCCTAGTAAGTAAAAGAATAGTATTGCTACCACTATATACCCTATTACAAGAAATGTCAAGGTATAAAAGATATATTTTAAAGAAATAAGTGGATGTCTCACAAAGAAACAAACACAGAACCCAATGAGTAGTATTAACAGTAGCGCTTCCATAATATGTCCAGTTAAGTCAATCAGAGTCGCTCAGTTTTGGGGGTGGGGGCGTTTTCTCCCAATCCTTGGTGTAGTTATTCTTGTACACTTTGTTACC